CTGCCATGATTGCCTCTGCCTATGAGAATCAAACTCGTCGCACCGCTGTCGAGCAGATGCGTGGGTTAGATGCTAAGAATGCCCGCACAGAAGCTGAGTTAAAAACAGCTATTGACAACGGTGATTTACCAGAGGGTACTGAACCAAACTTAGTCTATCAGGATGGTGGTCAAGATATCAAAGTATTTGTTGAAGATACAAATATCTTAGCTGCATTCCAATCGATGAATTATGTTCTAACACCTGTGATGAAGTTCTTTGGAGCGTTCTCTAAGTTGCTTCGTGCCGGTGCGTTGTTGAACCCTATGTTCTGGCTTAAACAGCTAGTGCGTGATGCGACTGCTGCGACTATCACCGGGAGTAGTTTTGTAACCCCGGTACATTCTGCTGCGGAATTTGCTCGAATAGTGTTTAAACGGTCAGAAGAATACAAAATTCTAGCTGCTCGGGGCATTGTAGGTCCGATTGATAACGTAATGAGCCTTAATGAATACATCGGAAGCGTAGGCAAGGAAAAGAAAAGCGCAGGTATGCTGATGAAAGGCATAAACAAAGCTTTGGAAATACATGAAGCATCCGACGCAGCAACAAAGGTGGCAGTATTTAAACAGGCTAAAGCTGAAGCTCTGAAAAAAGGCTTGTCTGAAGAAAATGCCATTAACTACGCTGTGCATAAGGCGAGGGAATCCATCAACTTTGCTATTACGGGCAACTCACCGCTGTTGAATAACCTGCGTCATATGATTCCATTCATGTCAGCTACCATCGTTGGCTTGGACACGGTGTATCGTGCAATGAAAGGATACGGTTTAAACCCAGAGGAAAAAGCCAAAGCACAAAGAACCTTTGCTACCCGTGCGTTTGCTCTATTTACCATGTCATTGTTGTACGCCATGATGATGCAGGGTGATGATGATTACAAAGACTTGCCAGACTATGTCAAAGACAATAGCTATCTATTCCCGCTGTCTAATGTTAAAGGAAAAACATTCCTTGAGATTCCAATCACCTATGAGATTGGATACATGTTTAAAACCTTGCCAGAAGCAATGGTGCGCTACATGGCGGGGACTAGCACAGGCAAGGAAGTTATTGCGTCTTTGGTATCTGGGTTTATCCAGAACGTACCGATGGGTGGATTGCCTATCCCCCAAGCTGCTAAACCTGCTCTGGAGGTGATATTTAACCACTCATTATTTACTGGCAGAACATTAGAAGGCATGGGTGATCAGAAGCTTCCTGTCGCACAACGTGGTGACAAGGCTAGTGAGGCTTCTAAGTTTTTGAGCGGGTTAGGTTTGGACAAGATAGGTCTGTCACCTATCAAGATTGATGCGTTAACTAAGGGTTACTTTGCTGAGTTCGGTACATTTGCTAACGAGCTTATCGATGCTTTGGTTCATCAAGCCAATGGCAAAAACCCTGCTCCTAAAAATTTCCAGAACATGCCATTCTTTAAATCGTTCGTAACAGACCCTTACGCAAGCAAGGCTGTCTCTGATTTTTATAAGATTGAAGGCAGCGCACAGGAAACAGCTAACTTGTTTGCTAAGTACAAGAACCAAGGTAATGTAGAAGGCATTAAAGAAATCATTGAAGATAAAGAAGCTTTGACGCAGCTAAGTGTGTCTAAGCCTCTTGGCAAGATTCAAACTGAAATGGCTAAAGTAAAGAATGCCATTAAGGTTATCGACAATGATAAAAATATGTCTCCATCTGAAAAACGTAACAAAATGAATGAGTTACAAGACATCGTTAATAACCTTGGTCATATTGGTTCTAACATTGCTGCCGATTTAAAAGCCCCCCATGCGCCGATGAAGTATGCGCTAGGAGGGTTAGTTAAATACGGTGGTGGTGGGATAGCTAGTCTTTGATGTTTAAACGGTCTTTGGTTTGCTGGTAAAGCTCCATCTCAGTACCGTACCGACGTTCAAACTCTGCTTTCCACGGATGTCTGGATACATACTCTTCTGTATTATTTCCAGACCGGTGGTGCAAAGGACAGAGGGGGATTGTATGTAAGTCATCAATCCTCCTGCTGTTTCTAAGAACATGGTGTATATCACTAGGTGATACACCCAGACCCTCGTTTAAACAGACTATGCACCCGAGGTTCTGGATGAGCTTAAACCATTTATTTTTTGTCATTGGTTTCAATAAGCTTGTCTAGATAGTGTCTAGCTTTCTTTAGATCTTCAACCCCGCCTTTATCTTTCCATCGGGTCAAATATTTAATAATGTTTCCCTCCAGATAGCCAATGTCATTAGCAATGATGTAATCCCAAGGTTGAATAGGTTTTACTGCATAGTGACCGCCGCCTACTTGTTGATCGTTTGCACGGGGTTTCGCACCTAGCTGCGCTTGATATCTTAAACTTTCAATGCGCTCTTGTTCTTGCTCGTCCATAATTATGTCCTTTAAATACTCGCCTTGTTTTATTAAGTTAGTCATATCGGGTTCCTTAGCCATGCTGCTGCTATATCAGCATGGGGTTTAAAATTAGACATATCTTTGCGTGGCTTGTCTTTGTCTTTAAATGCAATCATAGGTTGGGGGGCATCCGCACCTTGCCCCCACTTATAGACCCGCACCATTTGCCTAGAAGTTGTCCAATCCCATGATGACACATGGATCATGTTCATGTCTCGCAACAGGCGCAACACGTTGTTGAGCGTGCCTTTAGGCAACCCTGTAGCCGCTTGCATCTTTAGGGTTGTTGCCTCCCTTAACTGGCGCAAAGTATCAACAGCCATCTTTGCTTTCTTTGATTCAAGATTGATCTTAACAGCCATCATCCACCTCATCTATATACACTCGGGGTAAGTAACCTTCGATGCCGCCCTTCCGGTCAATTTTGTGTGTGTTTGGTTTGTCTTGCTCGTCATACACAACCCTAAACTTAATGCCCGGAAATCTACATCTTTTATCGGCAATCATTTTCTTCTGATACTGCGGTGTGCAGTCTGTGCAAAACCCATACAGGGGCGGGCTTCTTCTGGCTAGTTCGTACCACTCCTTCCATTGATCCTTGGTTGCACAATCCGGCACGCCATTAAATCGCAATAGTTCATTTGCTCTCATTTTGTTTCCTTGTTACGTTTCTCTCGCCACTCCTGAAGCTGCAACTCAACAGGCGTAGCACATACTGAATGTGTCCACGAATCCCACAGGCTCATTTGTTTTTGGTTAATCGTCAGATCACCGTTAGGGCTGCTCATTAGCAGCCGACCTATCTCACCACAGCTTGCCGTAAACTTCGGCTCAGGCGGGTCGTTGGGCGGCACGATAGTCCATGTGTACGGTAACTTAGCCATTCTTTTCTCCTAGTGTCATTGTGTATTCTTGATGTTTAAACTGTGTCTTTGAATTTAACTCGGCTAACAACTCCCTGTACTTTTCATTCTCAATTAACTTGCGTTCATTCTCAGTACCCATGCCCATAAAAACCGTAATAATATCTCTGACCATTTGTTGTTCTGTTTGCAATTCAAAACACACTTCTTTATCCCAATCGTTTTTGATGACGTTGTACGTTTCTATGATGATGCGTCTTACTGGTCGGTCATTCATCTTTTTTATCCTCGTCTTTAAACCAATCTTTGGTCATGTTATCAATGGCTTTGTCCATTGCCTCTTTCCAAGATTTTTGCAGCGCCTTGGTGTACTGGGTTGCACGTTCAACGTACTTGCGGCTAATCTCTTCGTACTCTTTTTCTTCTTCAGTCATTCTGCCACTCCACTTTGTATATACCACCATCAACACCCCAGTCGATGCGGATGTTGCACTCTTTATAATACGGACTAAGTGCCACGCCCAAGTGATGCGTCTCAGGGTTGACGCTGTAGTACCTGCTAGTGATGATCTTGCCTTGATCTTCGGTCGGTACGATCTGTCGGTATAGCGGGGGTTTAGTTAGTGGCATAGGCGGTGCTTGCTTAGGGGTTACAGGGTTTAAACGGTCATACATCTTCTTGGTAAGATCGTAAAACTCTTTGTCCTTGTTATCTTTAGTCATTCTTCCGCTCCTTCAATCCACGCATCGAGCATTGAGTACAACTCTTCACGCCGATATGATGCAAGAGGTATTGGATGACCGCCTTTTATCACCATAGTCGGGTCAGTAAATCCCTGCTTAAACTGATCCCCTTTAACAAACGTAATTGTTGTCGGTGTTGTATGACTAGATATAATTGTGCCTTGCAAGTTAATTTTTGATTCAACTTTCATCTTTATTTTCCTTGATCTGTTGCATTGACTTGCGTAATTGCTCGTTTAGATGTTTGTGGGTGTCAAGAATGTCTTGTAAATGTTTGACGGTGTACCACCCTTGCTCCAACCAAAACTTGCCTGTTGTAACTGTTTTGTATTCATCCACCGTTCTTCTCCCGTAGCTTGGCTTCAATGATTGGAGCAAAGTGCAAGTCGTAATCCCTTTGCCTTATACAAGTAATTGGTACTTTTTTTGCTGCGGAAAGTATCTCCTCATCCGTCAGCCCGACCCACGGACGTTTCATCGGTAGTGCTGTGCAAGCTAATACATCATGTACTTGTCTGAGCATGGCGTATAGATGGTCGTTTGTGCTAATTGATTTTTGCTCAGGCTGTGATGCGTCATGTATATGCCCATATTCGTACATTGGCGATAATCTCAACGGTTTATTTTGCTTAGACTTGGCTAACTCGTACCGAATTAGATCAATAGCGTGGCTTACCGCTATCGTGCTTGGGTTTGTCAGGGCTTCAAGAGCCATTTCTAGTGCGTTCATATCGCCCCCGTTATTGTTAAAATTAAAAAGCATGACACCATCCCCCAGACCCAACCAAGAAAGGAATAGTCATCGTTCATCATTACCCCTTGCTCTAATTTGTTTTGCACAAAATTGTCTTTGATCCACCGCAATAAAATTTTTATTACCTACTTCTCTTGCCAAATCTTCACACAACTTTGCACAAGCCTCACGCTCGTCTTGGCGCACAAGTTCGGCAAAGCGTTCAAGGATTTCAGACAGCTTCCCGTATGTATACGTTGCGCCTAAAGCGTGGTGAAAACTTACCCCCGCCTGTTCAGCCAACTCTTTTAATCTCTTGTTCATAGGTATCTCAATCTCCATCGTTTCAAGTGAGTCGGGGTTAACGTCTTCGGGCACTACGCCATCATTTTCGGGATGATGAACGCTCTTCAGTTCAACGCCTAAGTAATCAAGAAAGTAATCGTCTGCGAACTTTCCGCATTGTTCATAGGTGCGGTAAAACGCCGTCAGAGTCGGTTTATTGCTGCAAGAAACAGTCACTTCGTAACCGCCCTTAACTTTTAAAATGCGTCTAAGTACGCTCATTCTTCTAGCTCCAGTGGTACGTCACGCCATTCCCCATCCGGCTGCAGCCATCCGTTATCTTCATAATCCCAAAATTGCTGAAGTATTTTTACTTTTTCGCGCCGTGCAAAATATGAATTTACTTGAAGGTCTTGACCTATAGGCACAATAATCTCGCGCTCAACAAGGCGCAGTTTGTTGGTAGGTAATATCACAGCACCTCCGCTGATTTCAGATTTCCCCACTCACCACCAAATGTGTATTTAATATTTGGATTGTCTGCTTGGGGGCGAAGTATCAATTGGTTGATTTCTATGTTCTCACACCCAATCAAAAACTTACCAACGATTCGGCTGTACACAACAACATCAGGTTTAGGTTCGGGCTTGATGCGGTATGTGGTTTCAGTACTCCATGACGGAGTGCAAGCTATATTGCACCAATCGCAATCACTGTCTAGCCATTGAATCTGCGCGCCGTCTGCCCATGCCTTAATTAGTTCTGCGTGTTTGTGTTTCATTTCACACCCCCAAGTTTCTCATTCAGCACATCAAACTGCGCTTGCGTAATCGTGTACCAAGGGCTGCGCCCGCCCTCTTTGAACGCAGCATCCCATATACGCTTAGCATCCTTCTTGCGAACGTCATCACGCAATTTAATAAACCACGGCAGCTCATCATCTTCAATCTTCCACCACGCCTCAAACGCATCGTCACGTTCTTTGCTCATTCCAAGCCCCTTAAAATTTGAATCGCAACCACAACATCAATCGCTTGCCCTGTTTGCAGCGCAGCAAGTGCGCCACGAATACCTTCTTTAAGAGTGTCTATTTCTTTCTGTGCATCGTAATATTCATTCACTTTGAGGATGACTGCGTTCTGGTTTGTCGGGTGTTGCTCGTATGTAATCATTTGAACACCCCGTAACACCACGCTGTGTATAAGCCAAGCAAAGACAAGCTGAGAGCGACAAACACTTTAGTCTTCCACAACCTTCCCTCCCCCGTTCCTAACAGAGAAGATTGCAGCCACATAGCATCACGATCCATTGGTGGGTTTTTCCCGCTGTACCACCCGCTTGTCTGTCTCCTCTCGAACCACTTCGGTTCGTAATGAATTCCTATCTGTACTTTTTTCATTGTTTAAACGTCCTTTGTTTTCTGTTGTTAACATAAAGTTGCAGCCGTCTTCAAAACCTTGTGCGTAGCCTCTTTGGTATTCAGACATTTTTTTTCCTTGTGCGTTTAATCACAGCAGTGATGCCTTGTTCGGCATACTTAGCTTCAATCATTGCGTCTGCCATTAAATACGCCTCTCTAGCTGTGTTGGCGTATGAACTAGCAATTCTTGCTGTATACCCTTGCATATACAATCCTGCAAACAAATCTCGTAGGTCTTCATCATTCATCAATTTTCCTGACTAGGTGTTGAAACAGGTTAATGACATATGCTGCTCCGGTTTGACCCGAAGGAAATCTAAATCCAAACAACGGGTCTTTGTTAATCACTTCAATGACAGCGTTTAAACCTTCATTGAAGCCCGCATTAAACTGATTTGGGTTTAAGTCCATCCTCATCTCAATACCCTCACGGGCAATTTGAGATTTAGATGCATTGTTATTCTTAGCAAACATAGTCAGCCTGTCAGCGTCAACAGGCTTTAGGTAAATCATCACCGCATGTAGCTTAGAAGGGCTGATTTTTTTTCCATTCTTCATATTCATCTACCATTTTGTAGAAAAGATCATTAAGGGCTGTGAGTTCTGACCTAGATGTAACTTCAGATATTTCACAAACCGCACGGGCTGCTGTCTCTTCGTTAATCTTTTCAATGTGTCCGGTTTCTTTTAACCAAACTTGAAAGTCCCGTGTGCGACAAAGAATTCCTGCCTTCTTGACTGCATAGTCCACAGGGGTTTCATCTTCATTGATCCTGACCATTGCAACGCCATACCTAGCCCCGACAAAATCCCTCAATAAGTCAGAGGGAATCTCGTCAGGGTGGATGTTCAGCGTCAATACAAAGCCAGACCGATCTTGTTTAAGAGCAATTTTAATAGCTTCGAAATTGAGCATGTTCATTCCTAGAAAGGGTCTTCTTCGTCTGGTGCAGATTGTTGTCCGCCCTTAACAAAAGGCTTGCTTGCCTGAAGGCTAAGAAAAGTGCCTGTGCCATTAGTCAAGGGTTTCTTCCATCCGCTTAACGCAATCTTGATCGTGCCATCCACGATATCGAATTGACTAACATCAATCACCACATCACCGTAATAATCCGGTGCTTTAGGATTGGTCTTTGCCTTAGCGGCAAACAGACTGCCGTAAGGTGCTTTGTTTTCAAATGGTTTGTCGTAAGCCATGATTACTCCTTAAATAAAAATTGATTAGCGTGAAATTTGAGGTCAGACAAGTCTGATCCACAAACAATCTGTACAACAAACCATCCTGATGGATGCTCAAAAGACATATCCTTGTATCTATCCATTGCATCTTCTAATTTAAGATATGCGCCATCATAGATGCCCGTTTTTGAGTCCCAAATTACATAATGTCCTTCCATAACTACTCCTGAAGTTTTGATTTAATTTCTGCAAAAGCCGTTTGCAAGCGGGTAAATTCATCCTTGTTTGTTGACTTGATTTCATCAATCTTTTTCTGGTTGTTCTTCCAGAGACTAGAGAGATTAACCAAAGACTCGCACTGCGTTCCCTCTTCGATGATCTTGTCCACAAAGAAAGCCTGTTGTGCAGGGTCTACCTTGACTGGCTTTGGAGCCTCGACCACAAGGGCTTTTGGCGTTTCTTTTTGGGGTAGGGCATCCACGGTATCAGACTCCACGATATCCATCGCTAAGAGCCACAGGTAGCGCCTCAGATATGTGTGCGTAGAGCCAAGGTCTTGGATAGCCTGACCCTTGGGGTTCGATGCCATAACTAAAGGGCTGCGAAACTCTATGCACTCGCCTGATTCTGAGTCTGCGTCATAGATGGTCAAGACAGCATAGTCAACAGTGAAATGCACAACTCCACACAGACCAATATCCAAGAAAATCTTATTAATTGTTGGCATGAAGTCACCGAGTTCAAAATACTCAAATCCGGCAAACTTGTTCTTGCCTGATTTCTTCAGGTTTGCGTCAAGCAGGGATACCCGTGCCTGTTGTAGCTTTTTAAACACTTTCATACGTTCTCCAAATATTCATCGGCTAAATCTGCTGCTAAATCCAAAACACTCTCGGCTGATGTCGGACAATCATCGCACCGTCCCTCGTCAGTCCTGCCATACGATTCGTTCCAACGCTCACACGCCTCACCATGTATCGTTGAGTAGCTAGGTGCGAGTGCCAACATAAAATCCAAAATCAACTCTTGTCTAGTCTTCATTTCACTTCTCCTCGTTTAAATTTCTCGATTAACTGCTCTTGAAACTTGGTAATCTGTCCAGTCTTTGCTACATCGACTAGCCTCTTAGCTAACTTCCTGCGAATTTTGTAATCCGCAAAGGATTCATTCGGCTGTCTCTCCGGCTTGTGCATCTTCCTGCTCCTTTTTAAATTGAGTACACCACTTAGACACACCGCAGAAATTGCCCGTGCATCTAACCGCCTCGCCCTTTCTCACTTCGATAAAACCTGTAGGAGTGGTTTCCAACAACGCAGAAGCCTCTTCGTGCGTATCAAATACACGAATAGCAGTCTTACGACCTTCCTTCTTAACTGCGTACTTTGTCTCTCTCACCCAACGCTCGTAATCGCTACATTCTGGTAACTCTTCATTCCAGTCATCATTAACCTTTGATGTTTGATGAAGTGCAATACGCTCAAGAATATAGGCTTCTGTTTTCTCGACATCCCAAATAGGTATATCGATCATGTGAACATTTGCAGGAGGGTAGTTCGGGTTACGCTCTGCTTCTTTTCTTGAATGGTCTTTGATCAAAGCGCAAATTCGCAAGTTAGATACTTTTTTTCCGTATTTTTTCCATACAAGCCAAGCGTAGATATTTAATTGTTGAACCCATTCAATCTTTTCTTCACGCACAGAGTATGAAGATACAAACTTGTAATCAACAAGTTCAACAGCGCCATTGTTGTCTATCTGAAGGTCAATTGCACCGGATAAGACAACACCGCCAACCTCGACAAAGATGCGTTCTTCTGCGTGATGCCCTTCTACGACATGACGTTCAATCATCTTATGACCGAACGAACCAAAAAAAGACCAAATGTTATCTGTAACATCCGTCTCCATCTTTTCGTAGAACCGTTTCCTCAAGCGTTGAATTCTTGGGGGTGACATAATCTCAGTCACACTGTAATCAGCATCGCCTTTGCTGTATGATTTTAAGTTATCCATCACAGCACGAACGAGTGGTTCAGGTAACCCAAATTTATTGGTAATTTTCATTTAGCCTCCGAGTAGGAAACATAATACTAACGCAAGGTAAAACAGAATGCAAGCACTGTCGTTCAAAATATTTGGTGAACCTGCATCAAAAAGCAACAGTCGTAAGATTGTTCGTTACGGCGGGATATCTAGGCTAATTAAATCGTCCAAGGCACTGAGTTATTCAACAGCGTTTAAACAGCAAGCAGTCGCTGGTGATTTGCTGGAAGGCGATTTGTGCGTAACGATGCATATCTGGTACGCCAGTAGAAGACCTGACTTAGATGAGTCGTTGATACTGGATTTGCTACAGGACATAGCTTATAAGAACGACCGTCAGGTGAAGGAGAAACATATCTACCATCACCTAGACAAAGAGAATCCAAGGTGCGAGATTGTCGTAGAAAAAATAAAGCCACCGTTTTAAGGGTGGCTTTACGACCTTGGGGGTCTGCACTGGAGGCTAATCAAGTGATTCCCTGAACGAGGAATGCTTTAATTATACCTGACCGCTTGCTTTTTTTAAAATAATGTATAAAATAGTATGCATCTGATGGCTTGGTAACCCGTTAGTAGTTCACAACAACGACAGAACGCCCTAATAAGGTGGCTTCGTCAGTACATTGGGAAGATGGTTGTGCATCCCCCTCTGTGGCAACCAAGCCTAAAGCCTCCTTATTAGGGCTTTTTTTCGTTCAAAAAACGGGGGCATAACCCACCCCTTGAAGATGTAGATGCGACAGACTCAGATAAACGTAGCGAATGGGGCAAGAGGTCTAAACAGCCTGAGTAAAACCCAAGTCTTCGGACTAGCTTAGATAAACGAGAGCATCACTCCGAAAGGAGGTAACCCGTGTAAACGGGTGAGGTTTATTGTTTCTTCGTTTTACCCCGTTTTAAAAGGTTTAACGATGTTTTTAAAAAAAGCGTTTAAATAATGCCCCAAAGGTTTTTACATTATTTTATCTAAAAGCTTGGTGCGTTTTTCTTTCTAAAGGACTAACATGAAATTATCATCATCACGGAATCAATGCGGTTCGTGTTCACAATACTTTAACTCTAACAGTGCGTTTGAAAAGCATCGTACTGGCACATACGGGGTTGACAGAAGGTGCATGACCGTTGAGGAAATGGGAAGTAAACTGATGGAAAAAAACGCACAGGGTTACTGGATAACAGAGCCTTTTAATCGAGAAGAATATGCCCTACGTCAACAAACCCAGACCGCTTAAAAAAGAGTATCAACAGCAGTTAGCCCGTGGTGAACAGCCAAAGCGTAACGCCCGTGAACGAGCACGTTACGCCTTTGACAAAGCGGGCATAGACAGGACGGGGAAAGACATTGATCATGTCAAACCTCTATCAAAGGGTGGCACAAATGCCAAAAGCAATTTGAAGCTTAAATCACCTAGTGCAAACAGGAGTTTTACTCGTAATTCTGACCACACGGTCAAGATTAACAAACCCAAGAAGTAAAAGCAGGAGGCTAAATGCAAGCACAACCCGAAGAGGGCAGGATAGCCTGTCCCGATTGCTCGTCAGAGCGTAAGAAATCCAATCAAAAAGACTGTGTCATTTCCCGTGGAAAGCAAGGGTGGGTATACCATTGCCATCACTGTGATGCGAGTGGTCTTATCCCCTTTGAAAAATATAGAAAACCGGAGAGTAACGTGATCCCATTGTTAAAACCTATCGCTATCGGCACAATGCAAGAAAAACACTATGACTTCTTAAAGAGTAGAGGCATATCAAAACAGACAGCAGATGAGGTGGGAGTATTCGCAGCGGAAAGGTGGTTTAACAAGTTAGAAAAGGTTTCAGATGCAATTGCTTTCCCGTATTACAAAGATGGTCATCTCACAGCAGCCAAATATCGCAGCATTGAGTCGAAAGACTTTATCCAAGATGCAGGAGGCGCACAAGAGTTTTTCGGCATTGATTCTGTGGATACGAGCCTACCAATCATTATTGTCGAAGGCGAAATCGATGCATTAACGCTGACAGAATGTGGAATAAAGAACGCACTCTCTGTACCGTCAGGCGCACCAATGAAGGTTCGCAATGGAAAGATAGATGCCTCAGAAGATAAGAAATTTTCTTTCGTATGGTCGGCTAACGAGGCGCTTAAAAAGGTTCCTTATATCGTCATCGCTACCGACACCGACTCAGCAGGACAGGCACTAGCAGAGGAGTTGGCTCGAAGGATAGGCAAAGACCGTTGCAGAATAGCCACATCAGAATATAAAGATATCAACGAAGCTTTTCTAGCAAAGGGCGTGGAAGAAGTTAAAAGAATAATTAATGAAGCAGAACCCTACCCCGTCGCCGGTTTATCGGCCCCCAGCAAGTATGCTGACCGTTTAAACGATCTTTGGTCAAAGGGTAACGGAAAAGGGACAAGCACTGGGTACGCCAATGTCGATCAGATATATACCATCGCACAAGGTCAGTTAACCATCGTCACAGGGTATCCAAGTTCAGGCAAGTCTAACTTTGTCGATCAGATGATGATCAACTTAGGCAAGGCACAGGATTGGAAGTTTGCTATCTGTTCGTTCGAGAATCAACCCGAAGTCCACATATCCCGCCTGATGGAAATATATAAAGAGAAGCGGTTCTTCGATGGTAGTCACCGGATGAGCGAAGCGGAAAGGACAGAGGCGTTTGAATGGGTAGAGAATCATTTCCTGTTTTTAGATTCAGAATCAGTCGAACCCGCCACGATAGATTCGATCTTGGAACGAGCCAAAAGCGCAGTGGTTAGAATGGGAATCAGAGGCTTAGTCATCGATCCCTATAATTACATTGATAACAAAGACAAAGCCTCAGAGACAGAATTTATCAGCAACATGCTGACAAGGGTACAAGCATTCGCCAAAGCCTACGGGGTACATGTATGGTTCGTGGCACACCCTGCTAAGATCACCCGCTCAGGAATGGACTTGCCAAGACCGGACGGAATGGCTATCTCAGGCTCAATGGCATGGTGGGCTAAGGCAGACTGCGGCATCACAGTACACAGGCTTAAACATGAGGTGCAAATCGCTGTCTGGAAGTGCAGGTATCGTTGGATCGGCACTCAGGGCGAAACGGCTTTGTCCTATAACAAAACGACAGGCACATACTTTGAAACACCGGATGCGTTCTGATGCGAATCAACCTCGCAGCATCCGAACTGTATATATGCAGGATGATCGGCGTTATGCGCCGCTCAGAAACCATGCACAAGGTGGTAGATGAAGACCTCGGTAAGGACATGGATAAATGGTCGATTGATCTTGACGGTGCGGTAGCTGAATACTGCGTAGCCAAGGCACTCAATGTATGCCCTGACCTCGACACCAGTATTAAAGTCGGGGGTATCGATCTAACTACACGCAAAGGCAAAACCGTAGACGTAAAGTCAACACGCCGTTTAAACGGTAAGTTGCTTGCGAAGCTTAGGAAGCTGAATGATCCCTGCGACATCTACGTCTTAGTTATCGTCGATGATTTCGGTGGTGACATCGTCGGGTGGACATCAAAGGATAAGATGTTTGCTGAAGAAAATAAGAAAGACCTTGGTTATGGCATTACATATGCCTTAGAGCAGAGTCAGCTTTACCCTTTTAAGCCAAGCATTTAAAAGGGTTGCACATTTTTATATTTGTGCAACTTGTGCAAAAAATGGTCGTGTCCTTCCTGACC